TATGAAAAAAGAGATAATACAAAAATTAAGAGGTAAACAGCATGAAATGCTTATGCCGTGGTCAGACCAGGAAATCAAAGACTTAAAAGACTTAAAAGACGCTGGTATAAAAGCTAGTACAATTTTTAATGATGAAGATACGATGAAAGAATTATTTCCCGGACGTACAAAAATGGCATTGGAGCGAAAATATGGCCGCATCTAAAATTATAGGAAAGTTAAAAGAGAAACAAAAAAAGAAAACAGCTAAAAGTAAACTTTTGGATAAAATAGAAAATCAGTTTACAGCAGAGGAATTAAAAACAATACTTGCAAGCGGTAAACTGCATGTTACACCTATAAAACCTCAATATCCAAAGATCGATTTTGGTAAAGATGTATTTAGAATTGGGGTAATTTCCGATACACATATAGGGAGTATTTGGTATCATACCGAATGGTTAAAGAAAGCTTTTGAACAGTTCAATAAAACCGGTGTAGATATCGTAACACATTCCGGGGATGTTGTTGACGGGCTTAGTAACAGGCCGGGACAAGTATATGAGCTAGATCATGTAGGGTACGCACAACAGAAAAAATATGCCATAGAACAATTCAATCAATATAATACTAAAAAAATACCGATGTATCTTATTGATGGTAATCATGATCGGTGGTATATCAAAAATTCAGGTTCTATTATAGTAGAGGATATAGTAAAAGAACTTGATTTTGAAGCTGAATTTTTAGGTCATGATTCAGGTACTATTGTTGTTGATAGGGCTGATATTATGTTATGGCATGGAGAGGACGGTTCAAGTTATGCAACGAGCTACCGTTTACAGAAAGTTATAGAAGCGTTTACCGGAGGTGAAAAACCAGACGTATTGATTGCTGGACATACGCACAAACAAGGATATTTTTTTGAAAGGCATGTACAAGTAGTGAGCGCTGGTGCAATGTGTTCTCAATCAAGCTGGATGAAAAGTAAGCGATTAGCGAATCACTCCGGTTTCTGGATCGTAGAATTAGGGCTAAATTATAAAGGTGTAGGAAGGTGTTCCGTTGAATGGTTCCCTTTTTACGGATAGACTTTTTGATCACATTCTTATAATAGAACCTGATCCTGATTTTGATATAAATAGTTTAATTGCTATATGTCAATATATAAATTTTCCATTAAGTCAAATTTATATTTTCGGGAGAAAAAAGAAAAAAACCTATTATAAAAAGTTTTTGTTTCCGTATTGGAAAATAAAAGATATCACTTCCTTTCTTGATAACCACGGCAAAATATTACGCTTAACCGGCAAATATTTTGCCGTGGTTAAAAATTTTTCAGCATTTTTATCATTTAATAGTTATATTAATAATATAGCTGTAGTTAGTCTATCAATAGAACCTTACGAACGTATAAGAATATTTGATAGTTTGCATAATTACGGTTTTTCATGTAAAAATATAGAAAGTAAAAAATCTTTATGGGTAAAAAATTTTCAATAATCATATCAGTTCACGATCAATTTAACTTATTAGATCAGTGCTTACAATCAATAATTAAAAATACAGCTCAAGATTATGAAGTTATTTTATCAGATTCAGCATCACATAGAAAGTTATCAGAATATTATACTCACTTTGATTTTACTTCTAACATAGAAAATCTAAAGGTCGTTGAAGATCACGAAAAACCTGGATTTTCTAGGGCAGTCAATAACGGAATGCAAGCAGCTTCAGATGAATCTGATTACTACGTGTGGTTAAATTCTGATACCATAGTGACCGAAAATTGGCTTAAAGGTATAGAAAATCAAGATTTATGTAGCCCAATATCAAACAATGCTACATATCAAAGCATGATACCAATCGATAAAAAAGACCTTCATCATATAGAAGGGTTTTTAAAAACTGTTAAGTTTGAAAATTTAAAAGTAAGTTTTTTGAACGGATTTTGTTATATAATAAGTAATGAAGTTTTTAAATCTATAGGCTATTTAGATGAAAAATATTTTCCTAATTACGGCAGTGAAGATGACTATTCTTTACGTGCAAAATTAAAAGATTTTCAAGCTGAAATTTTAACTAATAATTTCGTGTATCATCTTGGAAATCAATCATATAAAGAGGCTGCTAATAGCGCAATGAGAAACATAGATAAAACGTTTTTATCGCGATATCCAAAAAGCTGGTTTGACAGCTTGATCACAATACATACAGTACAAACACGTAGTACGAGACACGATATTTTAGAAAAATTTATTGAGTATATGAAAGGATTGTATAATAATGGCTAAAAAGAAAAAAGAAAAACCACATTATAATATAGTATACTGTTTACCTGGAAAAAAATATCCAGACGGGTTTCATAGTATTTGGCTCGATAGCGCAAAAGCTGGTTACAAATGTGCATGTGTACACCCTCCATATAATGCTAATGTTTATTATGCTCGTACAATGTGCTTGGGTAATAACGGTATTGATAGCGGAGATATCTATAGACCGTTGTTTGGTGGTAAGATTACTTACGACTATATAGTGTGGATCGACGATGATTGTATAGTAAATTTTCAACATATATACAGATTACTTAAACAAGATGTTGATATAGTTTCAGGTTTATATCACATGCAGTGTAAAGACAAATTTCCAGTAGTAGAAAAGGAAAACTGGGAGTATTACGAAAAACACGGAAGTTTTGAATTTTTAACAGATCAAGACGTTCAGGCCTATCAACATTTAGTTACGAAAAATAACGAAAAAGAAACCGATAAGAAAAAGTTTACGGATGTAAATGGGTATAATATTGGGTGTTCTTTACTGCCCGTTTACTATACTGGATTTGGCTGCACGGTAATTAAACAAGGTGTTTTTGAAAAAATAGGATATCCTTATTTTGCCCCTGAATCTTTTACTTTATCGAATGGTATAAGCGATTTTTATTCTGAAGATAGCTCTTTTTGCGTTAAAGCAAAGAGGGCGGGATATCAAGTTTACGTTGATATTGGTGTAATTGTAGGTCACGAAAAAAATTATATAGTATAAAGAAAGGATTATGTTATGAATGGTGTAGAATTGTTATCAGAGTATTTAATGAGTAAAGCTGGTGATTATGATGAAATGATTACTGTAGATTTTAAAGAGTTTGTAGGGGTAGTAGATTTTGTTGAGTTTTTAGAGAAACAAGATAAATGTGAAAAAGAAAAGAAAGAAAAAATAAAACGAAAAGCAATGTTAAATTTATTGAAAGAACTTAACGAAAAAAATTTATATCGGATACGTTTAACTAACGATGCGTGGGCAGGTAATAAAACGAAAGAAGAGGTAAACGCGGTAACAAAAGAAATAGACGACTTGTATTATAAAATAAACGATTTGTATTATAAAATAGACGATATGATATGAAAAAACCAGAACAATTCCTAGAAGCTTTTGAGCGCAGCTTCGCTAACTTAACAGAAGCTTGTAAAGAAGTGGGTGTGACGCGAACGCAGGTAATGGAACTTGCTAATAGAGATCCCGTATTCAATCGTAAGTTATCGGAGATAGTAGAAGGGTTCAATGATTTAGCTATAAGCACTCAGTTTAAACTCGGTATTTCCGGCGATTCTAAATGCTTAAAAGATTACCTGGACGCTCACGCAAAACATAGAGGTTACGGAGCTGAGGATAAAAATGCATACTCTGATATTGTAAACCCAATTGAACACAAAAATCCAGAAGAGGATTTTCGAAAACAAATAAAATGTTCATCAACTGAAGAAATCAAAGAAGCTTTGAAAAATATACGTAAGATTAAAGGTTAATGTTAAACATAAATTTTTACGAAAAAGAATTACAAAAAGAGCTTGCACGAAAAGACCATTTAGAATTTATTAAATATACGTGGGATTATGTGGCTCCATATTTAGTAGGTTATCCTACCAAGCTAATCTGTAACCGTATTGATGAAGTAATAGAAAAATTTCGAAATGGCGAAAGCTCATTTACAATAATCTCTATTCCATACCGGCATGGCAAAACGGAAGCTATAGGGCGAACTTTACCCCCTCATTTTCTTGCTGAATTTCCGGAAAAGGAAGTAATTTACGTTACTCATACAGCCGATAAGGCGTATGAGGTATCTAAAGAAGGACGTAAATTAATACGAGATAACGCCAAATTTCATGAATTATATCCTGATATAAAACTTGCTCCGGATATTCAAAATATAAAATCTTGGCGATTAACAAACGAGAAAGGAAAAAGTCAGTACTTCGGTTTTAAAAGTGGTGTAGCTGGATCTGGTGCGCATATGCTACTAGTTGATGATTTTTTTAAAAACCGAGAGGATGCTGACAGTCCGGTAATTAGCGATAAAGTATGGCATGAATTTGGACCGGGGTTAATGTCTCGACTTCCAGATCCTTACATAGTTTTTGTGCTAGCTACTCGTTGGAATCCAAAAGACTTAATAGGTAGAATTCTTGATGAAGTGGAAAACAATCCAAATTATCCGAAGCCGAAATATATATGTTTGCCGGGGATATCAGATCAATATGAATCAGGTTATCTTTTTCCGGAAAAATTTTCTCCGCAATGGTACATAACGCAAAAAGCTACCCTTGTAACAGAGTATGAATTTTCTTCCGTAATGCAACAACAACCAATCATCCGAGGCGGTAACTTATTTAAAATAGATAACATACAAATAATAGAAAAAAAAGATGTGCCGGAACACGTAAAAGAAGTAATTACTATTGATTTGGCTAGTACAGAAGTAAGCAGGAAAAGTAAAGATCCTGATTATACAGTATGTTTAAAAGGGGGCATGGTATACAATAAAGGTGTTCCAAGCTTATATATTACTGATTTGCTTAGATTTAGGGAGAATGCAACAAGGAGAAATAAGTTAATAAAAAATTTTATATTGAGGCATGGGGTAAGAGTTTACATGGAAGCTATCGCAGGGTATAAAGATAGCTATCAAACTATGAGAGATACCCTCATGGGTATAATCTCAGTATTAAAAATGCCTCAACTTTCCGGGGATAAGGTGGTAAAGGCATCGCCAATGGAACCGATTTTTGAATCCGGTAACGTATACTTAGTAAAAGGATTGTGGAACCAGGATTTAATTTCAGAAGTTGGAGCTTTTTCCCCGTCTATGAACCATAAACATGATGACATAGTTGATTGTATGGCAATGATTTATCATATTTTCAAAAAGAAACCACGTATTTACAATACTAACAGAATATATTAAAGGAATAAAAAATGGCTGAAACAGTAAAATTTGACGAAACAACCCAGGATCAACCGAACTCAACGTCAGGAAACGTCTCAATTGATGTTTTAGAAGTAGATAAATATCAATTTATTGAAGAAGCATTTAAGGGAACTGGAGGTTTTAAATCTGGTAAATATTTAGTTCCACATCACAGAGAAATGTTTTACGACAAACGTATGCAGTTAGCTCACTATGCCAATTACACTGGGCCGGTTATCACGGCAATGTATAAAGCGGTGTTTTCAGAACAGATACAAAGAGATTACGGAAGTAATGCAGTATACGATTTGTTTGTAGATGACTGTACACATTATGGAGTTGATTTAACAAATTTCGTAAAACTGCTTGTAAAATATATTCGTATGCATGGAATGGTTTTACTCATTGTTGACAACAAAAGTCAAGAGGGTGTAGAATTAAAAACCGAAGTCGTGGATAAAAAAACATACCCATATTGTTATATGAAAAAGGCTTATGAATTAAATGCAGATGGAACTAATTTTGATGATAACGGCAGAATGATTGATGTTATGTATTTTGATCATCAAGTTGTTGAAAAAAATGCAGTGATAAAATATTATCGGCAATGGACAGCTACAGAATCAATACTGTACAGAGAAAAAGAATATTCATCGGAAGCAAAAACTTTTCAAGATAAATATGAACTTGTAGAATCAAAACTACATGATTTCGGTGAATTACCCTGTTATCTTTTTTATGAGGAACCACTGGATAATCCTAAAATTTTGTTTGCTGATACTCCAAGATATCAATTAGCAAAAATAAATTACACTATTTTTAATCAGGACTCAGAGGGTAGAGAAGTTGAAAGAAATCAAGGTTTTGGCATACTTACAGTTCCGGAAGACGGTTCACAGGAAGAGCAAGATAAGACAATAGGAACTAATAATTATTTAGCATACCCTCATGATTCTCAACGTTCTCCGGAGATGATAAACGTTGAACCTGCTTTGATAAAAGAACTCGCTGATAAAAGACAGAGAAATATGGAAGCTTTGATTTCGATTGCCGAGCAAAGCGGGGTACAAGGCATTAATAAATCTAAAGATGCCAAGTCGGGACTTGCTTATGCTTTTGAATTTTTTGCTTATGAATCTACGCTTAAAGAATCGTCAAGACTTGCTACTGAAGTGGAAAAAAAGATAAGAGAATTTTTCAACAAGTGGACAAGTGAAAACGTCGAATATGATGTAAAATATCCTACAAATTTTAAACCAAATCAGACACAGGAAAAGTATACACAGTTAATCGAAGTTACAGAAAATCCAAGTTTTACACAGCATACAAAAGATAAATGTGAGATAGAAATTTATCAAATTTTATTTCCTGATGATGAAGAAGGTTTGGAACTTGTTAAAAAACAACAAACTACGAGAAAGCCCGAATTAGAAAAAGATATAGATACTGACGATGACGACAACGAATCCGAATCATAAACTTTTTGATAAATTTAGACGGGAGTACGATAAAATATTAACTCCCGTGGTTAAGGACTTACAAAAAGCCGGTTATACAGAAAAAGATATCGATCAGCTTATCAATAAGTTATTTGGCATACACAAAGTTGAGCCTAAAACTACAAACGTAATTTTAGGTTTATCAATTGATGCTATGGCTTTAGGCGGTACGGCTGTAGCAACTTCAGAAATAGCCAATACTAAAAAATGGTTACTTAAAAACACTTGGGTAAAAAGTGAGTTAAATCTAAGTAAATCAATACATAAAAACATAAATAAAACTAAACAAAATATTTCCGCAGTTTTAAAAGCTAATTTAGGCGAATCGGTAAACTGGCAGAAATCAGCACAAGGTATTTTTAAGCTTAAAGATATAAAAGCTGATCTCCCGGAGTATATGGAAAAATTGGTCAAGCATGGAAAGAAAGCTTTACAAGATTCCGCCCTGATTGCCGATTTTAAAAAACAGGCAAAAAAAGCACAGAAACAAATTGATAAACTTGCTAATCTTGGATATAAAAATCCACGTTTAAAAAAAGCTTATCAGAATATAATTACTCAGGTAAATAAGGGATCAATTGAAGGAATAAATAAGGGAATAGAACGCGCAGTTAAAGCGAAATCAAAGTATTATGCTGAACGTATTGCACGAACTGAAATAGCAAGTGCCTACGGGAATTCCGTATTATTAGAAGCTAAATCTAATAAAAAAATAATTGGGGTAAAATCGGTATTGTCTGCAAGACACCCTAAGCCGGACGTTTGTGATTTATGGGCGAGAGGTAATTTATACGGCTTCGGTCAAGGTGTCTATCCTAAAAACAAAGTTCCTAGGTATCCTTATCATCCGAATTGTATGTGCCAGTTAATACCTCTTACTTCTGCACAAGTAGGTAAAATTAAACCCGTTAATAAGAATCGACAAATCTCCAGGTTTAAAAAGAAAAATCCACAAATAGTAAATAAAAAGGGACAGATACCTTTATTTACTACGGAGGTATCTGTCCCTAAGAGGGTTAATTAAAGTCTAATTCCAGTAATATTAAAAAACTTTTCTTTATTTTCCATAATAACATCAATAGATTTAATAGTGTTTAATACTTCTTCAGGACATTCTAACCATGCTTCCTTGTATGTTTTGTTATCTAAATTAAACCAAGACATATTAAGATTTTTAATCTTAGTTGGGATATTATCAACTTCGATGTCAAATAAAAAATATTTTGTTTTTTCGCAAAAATAATTAATATAGCCATCCCCTGAATTG